AACTGTAATGAACTCTGCTAATAACGTAACCAAACAAATAAAATTTGTGGATGCTTATCCAACAAGTATTTCATCTCTACCATTTGATATAACCACAACTGATGTAGAATATTTGACTGCAGTTGTAATGTTTGAATATTCCTATTATGAGTTCTTATAATGATGACCAATTTGGTTTTCAAAATTCTTTAAACGGGAAAAAAGAGGATTGGGTAGTAGGCCGGAAAAGAAGATTGGATTATGGTGGTGAGTGGTTAGATTTATATCAAGGTAAGAATTTTCAAAGGAAAAATATAGTATGGTTGAGCAAATTAAAAAATGGATTGAGGAATTCGTATCGGTACATAATGAGACGTTAAATCAAATACCTTGCCCATACGCAAAAAATGCATTAGTTAAATATGTAGAGACTGATAGTATAGCACAATCTTTAGCAGATACAAAAAATAACTGGACAGATGATATAGAAGTAGTATGTTTATATACTCCTACAGATAATTATACCCCTTGGATGTTAACTAAACTTGTAGAGATATTTAATATGGAAGCAATGGATTTAGACCTAGTTGCTTTAGAAGACCACCCCCTCAATGAAGAAAATATTAATGGAGTAAAAATGAATTTTGGTCTATGTAGTTTAGTACTTGTACAAAGATTAAGCAAATTAAATAATGCAAGTAAGGTCCTTAAAGAAAAAGGCTATTATGATAATTGGACCAAAGAAGATTTAGATGAAGTAGTTACTTGGAGGGAGAAGTGAGTTACTCATATGCTAGAATCAACTTAGAAAAAACAGACTATAATATCTTTATCAATACAAAGTCCGGTATGGTTCTTGGTGACTTAATACATTTGCCTGTTCCATCACAACTTAATGAGATATATTATAAATATTGTAGTCATCATAAGTTTAATAGTGTGATGCCTATATTTGATATTGAATATGAAGATAATGACATCCATGGATACTATCAACAAGGGAAGTTAATTGCATTTAGTATGATAGGAAGGTATGATGATGAAAATGCTGAATGCTATCAGTTTGCTTGGGATTATGAAACTCCAAAATTACAATTAGGTATTGCAAGTTTAAAACATGAGTGTGCATATTATAAAGCTAAAGGATTTAAATATCTTTATATTGGTGGAGCAGATGCATATAAAGAACAGATAGATGGATTTGAAGTAATGAGTCCAGTAAATTGGATAGATGATAGGTGGACAATAGATGGATTTGAACCAGTATAAAGTAACAAAAGCTAATGCGTGGAATGGCTGGGACCCTTTAAAGCAAGTAATCCTTGGTAATGTATTTGAACCAGAATTTTTTGAAGATATTCAAGACCCTAAGCTTAGAGATTTATTACAAAGATTATTATATGAAACACATGAAGACTTAATGGGTATTAAAAAAACCTTAGAAAGTTTTGGTGTTGAGGTAATACAACCGCCAAGAAATACTGTTACTAGTTATGCAGCAATAGATGATTCAAAAAAATTTAGTGGAATTACAGAAGCTGCCGAATATTATGGAGTAGGTTTTCAGGGAGTTCCTAGACCATGCCTTATGCCAAGAGATTATTATGTTACTATAGGAGATAAAATATTATTCACTGGTCATCTCCATAAAGAATCAAAGGTTCATGAAATGTTTAACCCAGATATTATTGATTATTGGCCGGATAAAGGATTAATCAATAGAGAGAATGGTGAACTATCTGATGATTTTTGGGCACCTCAAATTATACGATTAGGCAATAGACTTATTATTGACCAAGAAGATTATAGTAATTTAGGTGAGAAAGTTTTAGAAAGATACCCAATGTTTAAAGGTAGTAAAATAACCGTGGGAGGACATACCGATGCTTCAATGAATTTGCCTAAACCTGGATTAGTTGTTTGTGGTCCTTGGATTCCTAAAGAAACTTTTAAAGATACATTACCTGGTTGGGATGTCCTACATATAGAAAATCCAAATTATTATGGAAATGAATGGAAGGAAAGTTGGTGGGATGAGAGAAATCTTACTAAAGGTAGATGGTGGCACCCTGAAGCTAAATCAAATAATGATTTAGTTAATTATGTAGATAAATGGTTAAATGAATGGGTTGGTTATGCTGAAGAAACTATGTTTGAAGTTAATATGCTTTCAATTAATGAGAATACTATATTAAGTTTAAACTACCATCAGCAAGTTCATAATGAATTAAAGAAGCATGGAATAGAACCTATATATTGTAGGTTTAGGCATAGAAACTTTTGGGATGGAGGACTGCATTGTTTGACATTAGATACTGTTAGAGAAGGTGGTATGCAAGATTATTTTAAATAACTATGTACATTCGGCCGTAACTATGATATAATATATACTATATGATTATAAAAAATAAATGGATTGGTACCAGAAAAAAAACCAGTATAGGTAGACGATGGATTAAAACCTCATCAATGAATAAACGTAAAAGAGCATCTTTTAAAAAGTATAGAGGTCAAGGGTGAACATTGAAGAAGTATTAAAGATGTGGAAAGATGACTCTGTTATAGATGAGTTTAAATTAGATGATGTTACAATTAAGACAGCAAGGATGCATAGTAAATACTTAGAGTTAATTACTATTGCTAAAATGGGTAGAAAGAAAAGAGACTTTGAGTATAAGACATTGCTTAAAGATAAGTGGTTATATTATGAAGGCAAATTAAGTAGGGAACAGATTGATGAATTTGGCTGGGAATACGACCCTTATAAAGGATTGAATAAACCATTGAAAGGCCAAATGAATTACTACTATGATGCGGATTCAGATATTCAGAAAATGCAAGCCTTAACAGAATATGATAAGGTTCTTATAGAAACATTAGAAGAAATAATGAATACTATAAGATGGAGACATCAAAATATTGGTAACATAATTAAATGGAGGGCATTCGAAAGTGGCGCTTAAAGAAATTAAAGGTATTCCACCACATACTAAATTTCCATGTAGTTGTGGCAGGTCACCTATTGGAAGATGTGTAGGTTGGCATAAGTTTACCGAAGAAAGATATATGGAAATTTTAGAAGAATATAATGCTATGCCAGATTCTCAGAAGGTAGGATACTTATCCCCTAAAGCGATTGATGGATTTGGTGAATAAAGGAGAAAGAAATGACAAATTTAGATAATAAAATTGATGTACTTGAAGAAGAAATAATGCTTTTGCAATCAAGGGTTCAACCTCATGCAACAGGACATATAATTACAGGAATAGGTGTATTAAAAGGTCGTATTGAGGAATTAAAAAAAGAAAAATATGGACGAGCAGTTCCAACAGTATCAGAGATGATGCAAGCAGAATTAGAGCCAATACCAGAACCAGACTGGCCTACTAATGATGGTAGGATAGATGCTATTGGACAAAATGGGAATGATGGATTGCATTATGACCATGTTAACCAAGAAGCGCAAGATGAAATTGCCTTCTCAACTGGTAAGTTGATAAATGAATTTGGTAATGAAGAACCAAATCATTATACACCAGGACCAGGACCATTAGACGGAGATAAAAGTGGATAAATTATATAGAGAGTTTGAAAAATTATCAGTGCAAGGTGAGCCATTGACAGTTGCAGGAATAATGATGGCACAAGCAATGAAAATTTATAAGGTTATGTTGGATGAAGAAGAGTTTAAAAAACTTACTGAACATATATTAGAAAGTAGGGATAATATTAATATTGAAGTAGACAAACCAACACTACAGTAATGTTTACTATTTCTAAAGAGGCAGAAACATATATAGCTGACTTGTTTGCAGAACAAAGTGAAGAGCTAGGATTAAAAGTAGAAGTTGAAAAGGCTGGAACGCCTATGGCTAATGTTACTTTTAATTTTTGTAGACCGGCAGATATGCATAAGAAATATGAGAAATTTCCTTATAAAGGATTTGATGTTTATGTTGCCGTAACATATATTGAACCTTTAGAAGGTGCTGATGTTGCATTAAAAATAGATGGTACATCTAAAAAATTAACCATCACTGCACCAAACGCTAAAGGTGATGCTCCTGGAAAGGATTCACCTCTTATAGAAAAAATACAATATACACTCTTAACAGAAATTAGTCCTAGGTTAGCTTCTCATGGTGGGTATGCTGAATTAGTAGAAATAACTGATAAGAAAGAAGTTGTTTTAAACTTTGGTGGAGGATGCCAAGGTTGTAGTTCAGTAGCAATAACATTAAAGGACGGAATAGAACAAGAATTAATGGGACTTTATCCCGAAATAATTGCTATACTTGATGTGACTGACCATACTAATAGAGAAAATGCCTATATGTAATATAACCGTTAAGGTTAAAAACAATGCTTTTATCTATGTTGATTGTGAAGATAAAGGAATTATACAAGAACTAGCAGAGGCATTTACTTTTTATGTCCCTGGTTATAAGTTCACACCTCAATTTAGAAACAAATTATGGGATGGAAAGATTCGTCTCTTTAACTTACGTGACCAATCTATATATGCTGGATTGTTTGGTTATATAAAAGCTTTTTGTTTAGAAAGAGATATAAAGCTTGATACATGGGATGACCCATCAACAATAAAATATAATCACCCAGGATTTGTATATGATGATGACCTATCTTGGATTAAAGATTTACCAATTCCGTGGATACCAAAAGATTATCAGTTAGAAGCTATTCAACATGGATTAAAAACTCGTTCAGGATTATTAGTATCTCCTACAGCTTCCGGTAAATCATTAATAATATATCTCCTTATGAGATATTTTTTAATGCATAATGATGATAAGGTATTAATAATAGTACCTACCACTTCCCTTGTCAAACAAATGTATGGAGACTTTTGTGAGTATGCAGATAATGATGATGATTGGTTTGCTACTGAGAATTGTCATGAGATTATGGCAGGACTTGATAAAGGTCATGAAACTAAAAGAGTTTATATATCTACTTGGCAATCAATATATAAAATGCAAAAGGGATACTTCCAACAATTCGGTATGGTTATAGGTGATGAAGCTCATAACTTTAAAGCTAAATCTCTTACTAGTATATTAACTAAATGTACTGAAGCTCGGTATAGATTTGGATTGACTGGTACTCTTGATGGAACCCAAACACACAAGCTTGTTCTTGAAGGTTTGTTTGGTCCTCATAAGAATATAACCACTTCAAAAGAACTTATTGACAGAGGTGATTTAGCTAATCTATCTATAGATGTTATATTACTAAAACATAAAGAAGAGGATTGTAAATTAGT